ACTATCTCCCAGCGCTTGTTCCAGCCGGTGACGGTGTGGTCGTCGAGTTCGGCCAGGAACTCCCACTGGTCATCTTCATCAAGCTCAAGGAAATCGCACTCGTTGCTTTCTTGAGTGGCCCGGTTTATCTCATTCTGCTCGTCTTCGTCGAGATCCTCCCAATATTCAACCGGGGTGAACCACGATTGATCTTCAAGGCACACGACCAGGCCTTCGGCATAGTCCGGCTCGAAGCCGTAATCGATTCGCTTGGTCTGTACCGTGAACAGGGCGCAGGCCGTGTGGTGCCATTTAACGCCGGCGCCGTTGCAGTCATGGCGAAGGCGTTCTACGAAGTCGGCCCAGGTCGCTACATCGAGGTTGGCACCGTTCGCCAGGGTCGGAAGCGGCTCGGCCGGTTTGTTTTCTGTGGGCATGGAGCGTCCTATGCCGGGGCATGCCCGGCGCTGGGTTAGACAATTAGCGAGGGAGTAACTGGTTTCGTGATCGGTCGGCAAAACAAACCACTAGTCGACCTAGCCGAACTGATCGCTAGGCTGGCGTTTCTACCTTAGTAGGTGAATGTCACTGTTAACTAAGAGGATTCGATCATGCCGCGCGGTGATAAAGACAAATACACAGACAAACAGAAACGTAAGGCCGAACACATCGAAGACAGCTATGAGGCCAAGGGTGTTTCCAAAAACGAGGCTGAGAGCCGTGCGTGGGCTACCGTTAACAAACAATCAGGTGGCGGTGAGCGTAAGGGAGGCTCGGGGCAGAAAACCAGCGAAGCGGCAAAGACAGAGGCTCGTAAATCGTCAGGCCGTCGAGCGGCAGCCAGCCGACAAGGTGTGCCAAGGTCTGGACAACAATTAGAGGACATGAGCAAAACGGAATTAATGACGCGAGCGCGAAAACAGCAAATCGCTGGGCGCTCAACCATGCGTAAGGCTGAGCTGGTCGAGGCGTTACGCCGGGCCAGTTAAGTCAATGCCTAAGTCTGTCGTGTTTATTGACAGATTACTTAGGCAAAACTCTGATGGTGACTGCGATGAGTACGAAAACTGATGAAATGGCGCTCGTAATGATTGGTGAGGAAGTTCTGCGGTTGCTCAGACTTCCGAAGATCAGCTTCATGAGCAAGCCTCAGAAGGTCCCCGCCTTATTACAGATCTAGCGCGTTGGCGTGATCTGGCATATGGAAAGGGACTGCTCAAGCCTACCTCTACTTGCTCAGTCCAATAGCTGATGCGTCAGGCCGCGAGGCGCTGATAAAGCTCGATAATGTCGGCGGCATTGGCACTGACCAGCGTTTCGGCCTCATCTGGACACACGCTATTGCCGATGAGACGGACTTGGTCCGTCTTGTTGATGTCGCGCCATTCTTCGGCACCGGTGACCGGGTCGACGAACAACCCGCGATCGATGATGTAGTCCTTGTCGAAACCCTGGGCCGCTTTCAGCTCAGGCGGCTGCAGCATGCGCAGGGTGATGTCGACCAGCACATAACCGCCGACCATGACCAGGTCCGCCGGGTCTTTGAAGTGTTCCGGCAGATGTTCGTGCATGAAGACGGCGCAGCGGCGGGCGCCTTCCAGTTGCTCCGGAGTCAGTGTGTCCGGCACTTGCACCACCTCGACCAGGGCAACCCGGTCCTTCGTCGGCAGGGTATGCATCGGCTCGGTGAGCGAGATGCCGTCCTTCTCGTTGCCGTAGTACTTCACCAGGTAGGCGTTCACCAGCCGCTGGTTGGCGCCGGATTGGCAGATAGTCGAGATAGGGTCGAAGGCCGAACGGCCGTCGCCTTTGTAATACCCGCCATTTGCTTGTTCGAAGAATGCGGCGACGACACCGTGCCGCGCGGCACCGGCCAGTACGGTTTGTGTTGGCTCGTCCGGCGAGCTTCCGACGGCGTTCTGCCCGAAGGCTGTCATGTGCGCGGCAACCATTGCGAAGTGACCGCCTTTGACTTGGGCAACCTGCGTGCGCAGTGGCTCTTGCACGTCGAAATTGCGCTGGGATGAGCCGTTGGCGCACTCGGTGAGGAACGGCGCCGCTACCGGCTGTACCAGTGCGTGATGCGTGCCGCCGGCGCTGATGGTCGACAGAGCTTCGTCGACGCCGTGAGTGCTGGTGTGCGCCTCAGATGTGCCACGCATAGGGACAATGAATGGCTTCGCGCTGGTCAGTACGTGTCGCCAGCAGCCCTTGGCCACGCGGCGCATGGTGTTCAAGGCCATCGGCTTGTCACGGAAGATCGTGCGACCCAAGTTGCTCCAGTCGATGCACTCGGCAGCGGTTCGCCAAGGCTGCTGCGTCGCCGTCGGCACTTTGTGGCGCTTTGGCGCTGGCCAAACGATCGGCTTGCCGTCGCTTCGGGCCACCAGGTACAGGCGCTTGCGAATGGTCGGGGTGCCTGCGTTGGCTGCGATGCGCTCGCGCCATTCGACGTTGTAGCCCAAGCCGCGCACCAGGCTTTCCGCCGGGACGTATTCGCCGATCGATTGCAGGATCTCTGGCATGTCCGGGTGATCGGCGGCGAGGCCGGTGCTGAGCGCGGCGATGAATGCCTTGAAAGTTCGGCCGCGCTCGGCCTTGATCGGCTGGCCGTCTTCGTCGATCGGGCCCCAGTCACAGAACTCTTCGACGTTCTCCAGAAACATCAGGCGCGGCCGAGTGGCGTGCGCCCAGCGAACCACTACCCAGGCGAGCCCGCGCACCCCTCGGTCACGCGGCGCGCCGCCCTTGGCCTTGCTGTGATGCCGGCAATCCGGCGAGGTCCAGAGAATGCCGACTGGTTGCCCGCCGGTGGCATGGACCGGATCCACCTCGAACACGTCCGCAACATAGTGCGCCGTCTGCGGGTGGTTGGCGCGGTGAACCGCCAGGGCGATCGGATTATGGTTTACCGCGACATCCGGCTCCCGGTACGCCCGGGCTATCCCGGTGCTGGCACCGCCTCCACCGGCGAACAGGTCCACCACCAGTTCCTTTTCGAATGGCAGACCCATGCTTGGCTGACGGTTGATGAACTGGGGCAATTTCTGCTGTGCGGACATAGAGGATCCTCGCCGGCTGGCGTGAAGTATGTTTGTGGGCTATTCGTTCTTGGCCCGGCATTGAGCCGGAACAAGGAGGCGTTATGGCTGTATCAGTAGACAGGCCTTATCCGATTGACTTCGTCGGGGAGAAGGGTGGAAAGGCAAAGATCGACTTTATATGGGGTCGAAATGACGATCCTATCCCTGTCGGTCTGCGAATCTGGCTTCTCGACGACGAGGATCAACTTCAGCTCGTAAAAGAGAGAGGAGATTGGAAAAGTTTTGACGAAGCTAAAAATCACGGCCTTCAACTAGCCGTTAGATGGGTGGAGCGTGGTAACGGGTAGGTCAGACTCGCTCGCCGAGATCCAGACCAATCTGGCTGACCCGATCGACACAAGCCGGGTTCAGCCAGATGCATTCAGTACGGCTTGCGGTTCCGCGGGCGGCTGATATACGCGCCGAGGTGCTGTAGCTCGTCCAGCCCGGCAACAGCTCCGCATACAGGTCGCTCGGGTAACCCGACAGTACGACCATACCTTCTAGCTCGAGCAAAACACCGAGCAGTACGCGGTGTGCTGCGTCGTCCATTTCATGCTTATAGTACCGGCCGTTCGATGCCCCTTTGTACCTGGTGTCATGCACGTAGGGCGGGTCTACGTAGTGCAGAGTCTGCAGCCCATCATGTGCTTTGATCACCTCTATCGCCGGTCTGTTCTCGATCAGCACACCGCTCAGTCGCTGGCCAACTTCGGCGAGCTGCTCCGGATATGTGACCCAAAGTGACTGGGCAGTGCCGTACTGCCTTTTCGTATCAATGCGGAACCCGGTAACGCCTTTTGTTGCACCAGCCGACCCGAAGCCCATCTGGGCTCTGATGATCGTCCGGCGTGCCCGCTCGATCGGCTCTGCGCTCGGCTCCCAGGCCTATTCGAACTCTTCGCGGGAGTAGGGTGTAAACACCAGGCGCTCGGTGAGTCCCGATCGCGAAACTGGATCCTGCAGAACGCGGAAAAGATTCACGACGTCACCGTCCAGGTCGTTGTAAACCTCTGCGTAAGATCTGGGCTTTTGCATCAGCACGCCTGCGGCGCCTCCGAAGGACTCGACTTAGCAGGTGTGTGGTGGGAAGTGTTGCAGTACCCACGGCGCAAGCCGGAACTTGGCACCGTGGTAGCGGATGACCGGTGCGGTGATGGTCATAAGTGATTTCCAGGCAGACGCCTGCCTCGCCGGCTGGCGTGATTCGTTGAAGTGGGGTATTTGTGTTCGGCCCGGCATGGAGCCGGATCCGGGAGATTGATTTTGAAGCGAGTAATGCTTGTCTGTTGTGGGCTGCTGCCCTTGGCGGTATCTGCAAATACCCTAGAGGATCAGTACCCAGCGCCCTGGATCAAGGCTGACAATCCAAGTATCACCAGAGCTCTTCTGAGGCTGACGTAGATGGTTGTGGCAAGTACCGATACAGGGTCAGCAGCAATAGCAGCTCTGAGTTTTTGGTTTACTGCACGCATGGCGGACGAGTGACCCAGGCATTTATGGTTTGGCCGAACATCCACAAATTAATGGGTCCATATCCGCCTGATCCGTCGCTTCCGTGAGTCAGGCGGCCGCGCGCTTGAGTTGCTCGGTGAGCTGGGTTGGCAGGCCCCGTAGCGTCAGCGTGCCGCCGTCTTTGTCGAATTCGATTTTTGAGCCGAGCAGGTGCTGCTCGAAGCTGATCGACAGGCCCTCGGCGCGACCGGTGAAGCGCCGGAATTTATTCAGGGTTTTTTTATCGGCGGGGATGGTGGCCGACAGGCCGTAGTCCCTGTCGCGGATGAAGCCGGCGAACATCTTCGGCTGGTCTTCATCGATCAGCTCTGACAACTCGTCGATGGTTATTGGCTCGCCCAGCTTGGCCTGGGCCATGGAGTAGCTGACCAATGTGTGAGTCTTCTCGCGGGCCGACTCTTCGCCGAGATCCTCGCTTTCCACGAAGTCGCTGAACGCCTTGAGCAGGGTGCGAGTTTCGCCCGGGCCATCTACGCCTTCTTGGCAACCGATGAAGTCGCGGAAGTAGTCGCTCGCCTTGCGCCCATTCTTGCCTTTGATGAACGATATGTACTGCCGTGACGCGGGATTGCTCTTCCACTCGCTGAGGTTGATTCGGGCCGCCAGGTGGATGTGATCCAGATCCAGGCGCCGAACGGGCAGCAGCGTGAGCGCGTCGGTCATGACAACCGCTTCGGTTTCTTGCAACAAGGCGATGATCAGGTAATCGGTCAGGCCTTGCTGGTAGTGGCAGAACAAGGCATTGCCGCCGACTGAGAGGTTCGACTCTTCCATCAGCTTCGTCAGATGCTGGACGGCGTTGTCGCTGAAGGAAACGAAACCCTCGTTGCCGGTCAGGTATTTGCCGAGCCAACCACTGAAGGGATAGGCACCGGCTTCAGCGTGGAAGAATCCCCAGGCCTTCCCGGCTTTGGCGTTGTAGCTTTCGTTGAACTGGTTGATCAGCTCATCGCGGGCTTGGCTCTCGGCCAATTCGGCGCCGCTGTAGTGCAGGATCGCCGGGCTGCCGTCAGGCTTCTTGTCGATCTTGTGGATGATGCTGTGGAGAACAGGCATTGCGGTTACCTCGGGTAGGCGCCGCCCTCCGTGACCGGATGCGACAGTGGCAATTTGGGTTGTGCTGGGGTATACGGATGACCGGCATGTGGCCGGATAAAGGAGATGTAACGTGTTAGGCGTAACAGATGTTGCCATTGGCGCAGTAGCTAACTTAAATGGCGACGAGCTTATGAGAGACGCTCAAGTTACCGGTCATAAGTGGCTTGTAGTCGGGGATGTAGGGGTTCGACCATTTCTCTGTGTGGCGGTAAAAGGGGAAAGATCTGAATGGCTGGAGCTGACCCGGAAATGGAGTCAACATCGACTATGTATTGACGATTGGAAGCAGCATGGTTCGACTAGGTGGATGAGAGATAACCAGTATGTGAACGATGCCAGGCAGGTGTTATCGGGACCAATCCAGTCATTTATACATGCTTCCATAGGCGAGCTTCCTTATCACCCGCCAGGCAGGCCTTCTGTTAATTCGCAAGGCGTACAGCGAGTTCATGATGAAATAATGAAATACAATCCTGACTGGGCCAGCGATTATCTCAGGCAGGCTCCGCCCTCGGTAGCCGGATGCGGCATGGTGGCAATTTGAAATGAATTCGTGTTTTATTCCCCAGCCAACAATGAAAGGAAGGGATAAATGCGAATTGGTTTAGCTGTATATGCTGGCCTACTGGCCATTTTTTGTGATGCTGCATTAGCGGCAAGCCATTTTTTGCCGAAGGGTTCGCTGATTTGTGATTCGGCATCTCTTATGGAGCAGCAAATGGATCTCGTAGCGAAGAAGGACTACCGCCAGATTAGAGGCTGCGGTCTTTCCAAAGACGGGATGGTTGTTGAGTTGGTAAGCACTTCGCTGTTGGGGCCTACAGAGGTCTTTGTGCCATCCGCCCGGGTGCACATTTTTGTTCAGCGCGAGGCCCTCAACTAGCGTCCTCTTCAGGCGACTTCAATTCCTCGCGCCTGTAGGCGAGCTCCAGTTTCCGCGACACGTTTTCGGGTATCACGTAAACGTGTCGCGGCGGGGCCAGCAGCGGGGCGGACTTTTGAGGCCCTAATGCATGAAGATGATGAATCATCAGCGTCATGGCCTCGCCCTGTTCCTCAATGCCGTGCCAGGCCATCAAGTCAGCCAGCGCTTGCCGGGTTCCAGCCATCGCATGCATTCGCAACTCTTCCTCGCCGCGAGCCTTTCGCTTCGCAGCAGTCTTTGCCGATCGATCTTTCTGCGCGGCTGCCATGGGATACCTCATCTATTCCGCTGGCCGGCAGTGCCAGCCAGGTTTGTCGTTTGCGTTGTTGCACGCGTGCCATCCTGCGCATCAGGCTGATGCCGGGAAGTCGAGTGAGTAATCGGCGATCAGCCGGCGGCAAAGCGTTTCGCTGATGCCGAGGTGCCTGCTGGCCTTGTACCGCGTCATGCCGGCCGCTTTGCACTCCACCAATTGAGCGGCCAGGGCGGCTTTCTCGTCGCTGCTGATGAGTCTTCCGCGCTTGGTCTTTGGCGCCTCGATGTTGCGATAGCCGTAGGCCGGCTTCGGGATTTGATCGACGCCAGGGCTGTCCTTGCCGAGGCCTGTTGGGATCAGCTGTGCCTGACCCCCGGATGAAAAAAAGGCAGCTTTCGCCGCCTCCAGTCCACTTTGCCGCTTTGCGGCTTCTTCGATTGCTTGGTCCATGTCAGGCACCGTTTAAATGGTGGAGGGGCGCGAAGGGGATGTCGTCGTCGAAGCTGTCGGGCGGGGCGGCCTGCTGATTCGATGCTGGCCGGGGCGCAGCCTGCTGCCGGGACTGTTGTGGCCTGGACTGCTGCTGCGGATGATTGGCCGCCTGAGGCGGTGAGCCGACGAACTTGATCAGGATGATCTTGCCCGTCAGCTTGAAGCCCTCACCGCCGCCAGTCTTGGCGTACGTTTCGATGTGGGCGTCGTCCATGGTGAAGTAGACCTGCTGGCCCTTGAGCAGGTAGGGCGCCATGGCTTCGGCCTGCTTACCCCAGAGGGTGGCGTCTACCCATTGTGTGGGGCGCTTGCCATCCTGACCCTTGCGACCGTAATCGCAGGCCAGGGCCAGATTGACCACAGCGTCACCGCCCGGGGTGTAGCGCAGTTCAGCATCACGGCCAATGCGGCCGACGTCGGTAAGTGTTGGCATGGGATTTCCTTAAGCGGCGATGCCGAGCACGCGGTTCATGCGCTCGTCGAGAATTTCATAGAAGGTTTTGACGCGTTCGCTCATCTTGCGAATCATCACCTCGTCGCGGTAGGCGCGTTTCACGAACAGCTTCATGCCCGGCCAGTAGCTGACGAAGTCGATCCACTCGCGATCCGACACCCACAAGCCGCCCTGGCACTGCGCGACATGCTCCTTGGGGATCTCGCCGGACAGGATCACCTCCACCTGAAACTTCGGCAGCTTGGTCTTGATCTCGCACAGGCCGTCCTCGCTGATCAGCGAGTCTGGCGAGTAGCCAATCCCGTGATTCAGGATGATGCCGACTTGCTCGGTGGTGACGTCCAGTTGCGACTGGTACAGGCCGCGGGCGATGCCCTCGTATTCATGGCCTCGCTCGGTGTGGCGGTTACCCTGGAACGGATCGGCGGCTTCACCGGTGATGCGCTCGCCGATCAGCGTGTTCATGTAGGTGAATGCGCCGGCGCCGAAACCTGCCTCACCCTTGCCGTTGACCAGCAGGGTGTCTAGCTCGGAGCAGGTCACGATGCCCAGGCGTAGATCCAGCCACTCTTGAGTCCCTTGCTCAACGTTACTGATGATTTTCATCGTCTTTCCCTTCGGTGGTTTTGCTGTTTTGGGTAGCTGACTTGGTGAGCATGGCCAGCACCTGGTCAAACATGGATTTCTCAACGGAGGTCGGCGTGCCGTGGATGCCGGCGAAAGCGGACTTCGCTTTGTCGCTGCACTTCTCCAGCAGCATGGCGAGCTGCGCAGCCTGGGCCGAGGTGACACGCGGGGTGATCTTGGCGGCCGGGCCGTTGCCGTCGTCGTCTTCGCCGGTAGTGGTGATGTTCAGCAGCAGGCCCGCGGTGTATCGCTTGCCGTAGCTGACACTGGAGGCCACCGCCTGCACGCCGTTTTTGCTGCCCGATGCATCGACAGGCAGGACGATCGAGGTGATTTCCCGGTGCCCGGCGCGATGGCTCAGCACGCCTTCAACCTCGATACCTCGCTCGTTGCGCGGGGTGCGGAAGGTGAGGGCAAAGCCATACTTCGCCATCACCGGCTTGATCATTTCGTTAATGTCTTCCCAGAGCGCGTAGGTGCTCTGGATGCGGCCGCTTTTGTCCTTGATGCCGCCGCGCTCGCCGATCACCGGCATTTCTTCCTGCATCTGGGCCAGCGCATCGTCGTACTGCTGCTTCGCCTGCTGAGCCTGGAAGCGTTCGTGCATCAGCATCAGGCGTTCCATCTTGTCGATGTCAGCGTCGGGACTCATGGCCACCTGCTGGATGATCGACATGATGGTCGCCGACTCGGTTTGAATGGCCGGCACGCGCTCGACCTGGTCTTTCACTGCGAGATTACTCATGGCGACCTCAATACTTGATGGAAATGGCGGGGATGAAGCCGCTGGCGATCAGCTTTACAGCCAGGCGGGCGCATTCTTCGTTCATGCCGTTGGCGATGAATGCCTCTTTCGCTGCCTTGTAGATGGCGCCTTTGTGGGCCCGATCTGCCTCGCGCAGCTTTTCTTGGCGTAGGATCTCGTCGGCGGCTTTGTTCTGGCGGGCGATCTCGTCCAATCGTGCTTGCTCAACCGCTGCGGCCTGACGCTGTTCGGCGGCAATGCGGTCCTGCTCGGCACGGCGAATGGACTCGACACGATCCGCCTCGGCTTGCAGCTTCTGGCGCTCGGCCTGTTCGGCGGCCAGCTTCAGCTGCAGGGCCTGGTTAGCAGCGGCAGCCTCGGCCTCTTGTACTTTGCGCTCGGCGTCGCGCTGAGCCTGTGCAGCCTGATCAATCAGCGCCTGTTCGCGCTTGGCGGCTGCATCGCGCTCAGCCTGGGCCTTTTCTTCGGCTTCGCGCTGGGCTTTCTCTGCCGCTTCCCGGGCGATTGCGGCTTCATGGTCAGCCTTGGCCCGCGCCTCTGCTTCAGCGCGCAGCCTGGCCAGTTCCGCTTGCTCCGCTTCGTACCGCTGGCGGGCGGCTAGGGCAGCACGAAGCACGCCGAGCGCCTTATCTTTGGCGCGGGCTGCTTCCGGCTCGAACTCTTCCCAGTCATCACCCATGGCAATCGCTTCAAGCTGTGCGACGCGGTCGGCCAGGTCTTCGGCGGTGATGCCGTCCAGATCCACGGCCAGCAGCCGGATACGCTCGATTGCGTCGTTGTGCTTGTCGACCCGGGCGTCCTCGGCGGCCTGCCATTCGTTCAGCGGGCGGCGGACTTCCTCCTGCCAAGAGTCCAAGGTGTCGCGAACGCGCTTGCGTTCTGCGTCGATCTTCTTCGGGACTTCCTTCAGGTCGGCGACCAGCTTCTTGCCGACGTCGTCCAAGGCCGTCTTGGAGCGGGCGACTGCATACGCCATTGAGGCGATCGCATCGCGACCCTTGCGGGTGCTGATGTCCGGCGTGAAGCCATCGATCTTGGAGCGAATCACCTGGAGCCAAGGCTCAAGGCCCTTTTCAGCGCTATAGACGGCGAGGGCGGTTTCTTGCGGCGGCACGACGGCCAGTTGCTGATCTGCGGACATAAGGAATCCTTGCCGCGACGTTCGCAGCGTTTGAAGGTGGCGGGTTACTGGGTGAGCTGGGAGCAGTAGGAGCTGGCCAGCATGACGAACGTGGATCCGGCCAGAACAATGGCCGAGCCTCGCCAGACGTAGAGACGGCGGGCTTTTTGGTAGGCGGTCATTTCGGCATATCCGGGATCGGCAGCCAGTGCGTGATCCTGGTGTGGCAGGTGTCGCCGTCGATGTATTCCCATGGCTTCAGTTCGCGATTCTTCCGAACTGCAAAAAACGGCTGGTGGCGCGTTTTGCCTACGCGACAGACCAGAACCAATTTATTGGGAGTGGGCAGGCTATCGGTGATGCTGATCCACTCACTCATGCCCGCACCTCATACGCCAAAGTCCATTCACCGCACAGGCATGCGCGCCGGCTCCAGGCCTGCGGGTTCTCGATGTGCGCCCGCTCGGCTGCCTGCATGGCGTCCCACATGGTCGGTCCCTTGAATACCATCAGCAGGCGGTCGCTTGGCACGGCCATATGCTCTGGCAACTCGTCCAGTTGCTCATCGATCAGTGTTTTTACCGGTGCTGTGCTCATGACAACTCCTTGCGCTTCCGGCTGATCTTCAGCAGTCGAGCGCTGTAGTGGTGGAATTCTTCTGCGGTGATCTCGCCGGCGGTGAAGAGCCTCACGAGCAGCCCGTCGGCGAGGCTGTCGTCGATGTCTCGGCTGCCGGGATGCTCCAGGGCTTCAAGCGCCTGATCGATGGCAATGTGAGGGCTCACTCGCTGTCCTCGGCCTGGGCGATCAGTGCATCGTCTGCGAGCGGCTCGAGCAGGACTTCGGCAATCTCGCCAAGCTTGCCCAGCGGGTGATCGCTGTTGCCAAGCAACTCAGCTGCAGCCGTCTTATCAGCGTTTCCGGTCGTCGCCGTGATCAGCAGCCATCCCAGCGCCGAGGTGTGCACCTCGCTGTCGGCCAGGCGGTTGTTCACGTACTCATCCACTGCCAGGGCGAATTCTTCGGCGGTCACGCCTTGCTGAGGGCGCATGCGGCGCTGAAACGACACGCTGCAGCCGCGCAGGAGCTCTTCGGCGGCGTTGTGCAACCACTCGGCCCGAGCATCATCGTGCGGGCTGTGGCTCACTGGAGGCGGCTTGCGGTGGTGTCGAGGCAGATAACTATGCGTGGTGTTCATGATCGCCTCCAGAGGGCGAGGTGGAGTAGGCGAGGGCCGCCCATCCGTTTTAAACATATGGACCGCGGGCCATTTGGCGCGATCCATTGGCCTGATGAGCCGCCCGCAAGGGCGACAGTTACTCGATTGGAATCGGCGGAATAGCCATCCAGTGTGTGTATGGCGCCTTTTCAGAGGGCCCGACCCAATCTGAATCCCCGCCCTTGGCTACGCAGCAGTAATGCTCGTAGTGCTCACCGTGCTGGAACCAGTAGCCGCCATCGGAATCAGGGTCGATGAAGTCGAATTCGATCCGGTGATCTTCGGGGCTGTCGTGCTTGCCGGGAGGCGAGAACACAACGACCAGCTCGCCTGGCTCTGGCAGCACGTCGCTGCACTTGATCCAGCCGCTCATGCTGCCTCCGGCCAGTGGCCTTCGATTCTTTCCTTCGCTTCCCGCGAAAGTCGCTGATAGCTGTTTAAGGTCGAGCAACCAGGCATAGAGCCTTCGAGCTCAACGCAGGCCCTGACTTCGCACGACCGAGAGCAAACCCAGCCGCCGTAATAGCAGGCGTAGACTTTGCCGCCAGGGTCTGGGTGATAGGCCACGCCGCCTTTGTAGTACGGCGAGCCGCGCAGGTGCAGACCGCACCCTCTGCAAACCGCCTGTTCTGATGTGCAACTGTGCATGCTCATCCTCCTGGTGAATCCAACAAAATTCGGCTGCACTCATCCATTCCGCTGGTTGCCGTTGGGTGCGGAGGGGAGTGCATGCGGGTGGTGTCGGGAGAGAGAAAAGCAGGGATGGTTGTTTTTAGCGCGCCTTGAAATACTGTCGCTACACTCGAGTTTTCGACTTATTTAAGCCTTGGAGTTCCCCAATGAAATTGCTTGCCCGCTTAGTCTGTTGCGCAATGTTGATTTTTTTATGGGCTACCGCTTGGGCAGAAAACACAGATGACCAAAGCACTTTGGAAGTACTAGTTGCTGCCAAGTTTTCTGGGGGTTGCGGGATTTTTTCGCAAATGAATGCATTTCAGGAATCAACACAGATGCCTGGAGCTGATGCATTTCTGGAACGGTTTTTCAAAACCGAAGCTACAAGGATAGGAATGACACCGGATCAATATGTAGAGGCGTGTCGTAAAACGGATAAATTGTATCGGGAGTACTACAACGCGCTGAATGCTAAACCAGCCCAGTGATTCAAGGAAGAACCCAGGCCCGCTACTGGCGACGGCCTGGGTGTGCAGCATTAGCAATGTCCGTCGACTTTAGGTTGGGCCTACCGGTCCCCGGTTGATGCGCGGTCACATCCTCGGCCCTGCTGTCCGCTGCCTGTCAGGTGTTGGGCGCAGCCTTCAGGCTTGCTGCGCCACATAGGTGAATCACTTACTACTGCATGGCTGCCAATCCTCCGTGCTGTGTGGTTGTGAATGCAGGGGGCCGCGTTGCGCGGTGCAGAATCGTCCGCATCGGAGAGGGATCGAAACACCAGGGCGCTACCCCTGCTTGTTTCCCGCCGCGTTTCTGGTATTGGCCGGCAGATCCGGCTCAGGAGATTTACGGGGCTTTGCGATCCTAGCGCTGCAGCCCGCTTGGGCACGCTTCGATCACTCTCCGATGCGGCCTGGTGATGGGGAGGACCAGGTGCTCGGGCAGTTATCGTCAGGCTGACGTGGCGCCGGAAAAACATTTCCAGTCAGGTGCAAAGTTTTTCCATTCCGTCAGTCGTCTTCGCCCTGGGCGAGCATCTTTTCGATGTCGTCGGCGGTCGGCTTCTTCCAGTTCTTGATCTGGCCGGTTTCCAGATCGATGTTGAGGACCAGGTAGTCGCCGTAATGATCGCCAGGGAAGAAGCCAGGCACGTAGCCTTCGTAGCTGCCCACCTCTTCACCCTGTGCATCCTTGAGTCCCGCCGCGAAGCGGTCGCGCACCTTGATGTGCAGGTGCAGCTCGGTCACGTCGACCTGCACCGTTTTCTGTTGGTTGATCTGCATGCTGCTTTCTCCGGTTGATTTCCCGTCTGGCCCTGTCGCCAAGGCCAGCCAGTGAAATCTGTTCTTACTCACCTATCCGCGCCTTGCCAGTGAAAACCCCTCATCTTGGGATCTGGTAGGTGGCGGAATCAGCGCAACCCGCTGTCCGTATCTGCGTGGCCAGGCCTGTGTTCCGGCTGACTGACGCGCTACATGACGTTGAGCTGGCAGGGTTCTCCCTGCGATATCCAGTTCCAGCGCTGGCATGGCATCAACTATTTGTTTACTCGCACTTACCGGCTGAAACCCGGGGTAGTCGATGGCGAGGATCCTGAGTTGTTAAAGAGCGGTCAGGCCCTGCTAGGCCCTTCGCAGTCCCTGTTCGGTGACTGCGATGGGGCAAATTTAGAAAACTAAACAGAATGAGTCAAGAATTATTTTAGAAAACTTAACAGGATGGACGTACGTTCCACTCCTTAACGAAGTGGATTCAGGGCTTGGGGAATTGAGAAAGATCAGATAGTCTTGCGCCGCACCTGTATGGATATACAGTTTTTTGGAGGGTCAGATGGCGAAGCCGAAGAAGCAGCAGGAGAGAGCGGTAATGACGGGGCTAGAGCGCCTTGGATTACGGGTTTCCTCGATGATTAACCACCCTAAAGCTCAGCAGCAACGGTGGGTGACCATTAACCGACTGGACACCGACGGTGATCTGGAATGGGATGAGGTGATGGGCATGCTTGCCGATACAGATGGAATTGAAATGACCTTCAATGACGACGAGTCTGTAACTCTTCAGTGGGAGGCCAGTTCAGACGATGACCCTCAGGTAGAAGCCCGAGATGAGTTTGTGTCTGTGGAAGAGCCCGCGCCTTTCTAGTCATAAAAAAAGCCCGCATCAGCGGGCTTTTTCACGTCAACGTACGACTATGCTTTGCGCGCATTCCAGATCAGCAACACCTTCGCGTGGATCGCTACGTCATCTACGCGTGCGGTCTGATTCTCATAATGCGGGTTGTCCGAGATCAGCCGAAAGTGTTCTTCATCCAGGCGCATCATGCGCTTGATGTAGAGCTCCTGGTGCCAAGTAATCACATAAATCCCTTCACCAATGAAATCATTGATTCCTCGGTCCACGATGACTAGATCCTTGTCGTTGATCGTGCCCTCCATGCTCTGACCCCAGCCGGTGATCATCGCCAAAGCTGTGGAGGAGGTATACGTAACGCCTTTCTCGCGAAGAATGGCCTCGCGAACCACCAGGTTTCGGACAGCCTCGCTGTATTCGGCCGGGACCTGGCCGTGTCCCATCGCAGCACGCACGTCGTATTGCGGTATCAGGATCTCATCCTGGATTGGGCGGAGGCTGGAGTAGGCTGACGGGAGGTGATCTTGCGTTTCCTGGGGATTGCTGTCTGCCTCGGTGGCTGCTGCAAGCATCGCCTCGCGCGCTTTGTCTGACAGGTTTTTGCCTGCCCTGGACGAAAGCATCTGCGCCACTATCGCAGCAGTCGTCGACCCTGGCCCGACGCTTGCCTCGGAAGGATCATTCGCCGATCCGGTTCCATCTGAAAGCCAGTCAGGTGAACACTCAAGAACCTTTGCCAAGGCGAGCAAATTCTTGCCCTTAGCGCCATTGGTACCGTTCACCCAAAAGCTAACGGTTGCCTTCGATACGCCGGCCAATCTGCTGATGTCGGTTGAGCTGAGATTCAGCTCTTTCATGCGCGCTACGACGCGGTCTTTAAATTCCATATTAAGGATTCTAAACATAACGATGTTTAGATAACTTGCCTTGTGCTGTTAAGAACTCTAAACTCGACGCAGACAATGGAGTTTTTCCCATGACCTACAACGAAGCCCTGAAATATTTCGGCACCGGACGCGCGATCGGAGATGCCCTAGGTGTCACCGGCAGCCGCGTATCTCAGTGCCGTACAACAGGCGGGTTCTCCTACCCAATGCAATGCGTGCTGGAAAAGGAGTCGAGCGGGGCGCTGATCGCCAAGCGTGAAGACGATCCGGCCAGTTCGCTCAAGAAATCCGCCGCCTAACCCAATTTCTATCGCAAGGAGCAAGACCTGCATGTACGCCAATCCCAAGCACCTACATGACCGGGAGATCAAGGTCCGGGTTGATGAGGACACGTTCGAGTTAATCCAGGCCCTGGCCAAGTTCCACCGAACTCAGCGAGCGGTTTTGTGCCGTGAGCTGCTGGAAGCGCAGCTCGCTGCATTGGCTTCGGAGAATACCGACGAACACCAAGTGGCTTGAAGGCCCAAAGGAGGCCCCATGCCTATCGAACAGGTCCAGTTGGGCCAGCGAGAGATGGAGCAGCTTGAGCGTGAGGCAGAGAAGAGGGGGGTAACCCCCGAAGAACTGGCCGCCGAGTTGATGCGTCGAGAGCTGGCTCAACGGACAAAACCCCGAAATCCGCGGGGAGCAGTAAAGCCTTTCCGAAGAAGGGACTGAGCAGGCCCTGAAGCGTAACTGCAAAGCTCATCCAGACCACACGATCACAGAAGCAAGCAGGGGAACACCTGATGGCCTATGACGACAAAGCCCACCGCCACGACCACCAGGTCAAGGTTCGTCTGGATGACGAAGACTTCCATGAACTCAAGGGGTACGCCCATGAGCTCAAGGCGCAACACAGCGTGCTGGCGCGCGAGATCATTCTCGCCGCCCTGGCATTCAAGAAAGAGCACGGCTACCTGCCGTTAATTAGCGAGAAAAAGCTCAGGGCCTGAATAGGTCATGGGAGGACTGATGCCAGCAGCAAATGATGCAACGCCAATCCGTGAGGTTGAGGTCGCGCAGTTCAGGAAGAACGACTTCGAGGACCTAGAACTTTGGGCCTCGGAGATGGGAGTGAGCACTGATGAGCTGGCATCGCAGATCTTGCGCAAGGCCGGTCGGTTTCTCTCGCGAAGGGGGAAATTCAAAGAGGACAACGTAGTCCAGTTCGGGCCGCGAAGGTGAGCTCTCAGTCTCTTATTAGGGACCGAGGAAAAAGGTCCCTTCAAAGGGACTGAGGTTTCAGTAGGCAAAAAAAAGCCGGGGTAGTGACCCGGCTCTCTTCAACGCTTGTGGAGCGAATCATGCACCATTCAATAGAAGCCAGCAATCCCCAGAACAATGTCGCGGCACATTTTTGCGGTTCAGAAAATGTGTCGCGCACCACCATGAGCAGTTTCGATCTCCTCGACCTGGTGAACTCTGCTCGCGCCGAGTTCGGTGAAAGCGAAGTGCGTCGGGCTGACTTCACCGCCCGCTGCAAGGATGAGCTTGAAGGGGAATACTACGAAAGTTTCGTAGTAAAGAATTCAC